GAGCATAACGAATCTATCATGGATAGGAACGTACCTAAGCTCCGTGACATTGATACTACTCTTGCGTCTTTTCTTGTATTCTTTAAGAAGAAATATCTTCAGTCTTTACCACTTGACACTGTTGTTGATACACGATTCATTATAAAACACATTCAAGACTTATACAAGCGAAAAGGTTCTGAAGAGAGTTTACGCTTATTGTTCCGTATGTTCTTTGACGAAGACATTGAAGTCTTTTATCCTTCGACTGCTATACTCAAGCCCTCGGACTCTATATGGGGTGGGGCAAAATATCTAGAACTCAAGCCAGTTAACACTGTTGACAATTATCCTATTCAGCGTGGTGATAAACTCACGGGTGACGTATCAAGTGCTACTGCATTTGTAGACGATATTATCTTTGTGAACTTCTCAGGCATTTTAATGCCTGTTGTATATCTCTCTAATCTCACTGGTCTATTCATTGCAGATGATGGTATTGCTGTAACAAGATTAGGTAATACTTCAAGTCACGGTAAACTTATATCGGGTTCTATCAGCGAAGTAAAGGTGACTAAAGGATCCAGAACAGCAGGTCAACAAATTGGTGACACTGTAAAGCTGATATCATCAGGGATTGGTACGAGTGCTACAGGTACTGTCGAATCTATATCAACGACCACTACAGGTAAGATTGACTTCGAACTCGAAGATGGCGGCTTCGGATATTCAGTTATAACTGATTCTAGTCAAACATCTCAGAACGATACTCTGATTTCAAATCAAGTTGTGATCGTTGCAGGAAATAAAGTCGATGCGATAAAGACTGGCGATCATATTTTGGCGGAATCTGTCACTGGCTCGGCAAACACTGTTGTGATTGGCGGCGGAAGAATTGTAGCATATAATCATCCTCTCCTATATGTCAAGACAGAAGATCAGACAAGAGCAAATTTTCTGACGTTTGTATCAAACCAAATGTCACTTGCGGCATCTAATAGTTTATCAGTAAACGCTAAGATGCTTGCTGTCTTTAATCGTGATACAGAAGGACTCTCTACTAACTATAGACTAGGTGACATATCTAACTCTGGCTATAACGTTGTTACGAAACGATACATTAATGCAGAAGACGTTGCTTTATTTGAAACGTATAGAACTGGTGGTAGTTTAACGACTGCACAGACTAACTGGATTCAAGATCGATTATTGCCTGCTATCTATGCCGCTGGCTTTGGTCATAAGTTTAATGCTCTTGCTCAAGGTGAAACAGCAAGCATCGAGATTGGTACAACTGCTTCTGTTCCTATTACAACTATTTCTCCTTATAACGCATCTGCTACATTTGATGTAACGACTATTGATAACCAAGAGAGTGTACGTGTTATCACTGACTTCATTGGCGACTTTGCTGACAAGCCTCTTGCTGTTATTATCAATGCGACTGCTATGCAAAGTCCAGGCATCTATGAAATTGAAACTGTTGGTAATACAACCTTTACGAACTTCGGTGCGGCTAACAATAACATAGGCACAAGATTTGTCGCAAGTGGTCCTGCTACAGGCACTGGTACTGTGACAGACGTTGTTGCTACTAACTATGGCATGAGTGGTAATTTAATAAGTCAAGGATTTAATGCTGAAACACTCAACACAAAAATTAAAGACGCATTCGAATCAAAAGCAATCACAATCGGATCTATAGCTGGCATTAATGTTACGAGTTCAGGATTTAATTTTGAGAATGATGTGTTTAGCGAGATCGAATATATTGACGTTGCAAGATTTGACAAGCGAGATGTTATTATTACGTTTGCAAATCCTGACTTTCTATTAGAAGTAGGTGACATAGTAACGCAAGCAGTGCAAATCGAAGATCCATCATTTGAGACAAACGGTCTTGTATCATATACAGCAAAAGGAAGATTTCTAAAGAGAGAAGGCAACGACTTCTACTTTCGACAACTATCTTTTTATGACTTCGATGAAGCGTATCAGATAAATATTAAGAATAACTTATATACTATCACAGATGTACGACCCGATTCTACTTCATTACCTATGGGTAAGAATGCGTTGATCACAGGTGATGCGAGTTATGAGAAAGGACAAATTGAGTCAATTAAGGTTACCAATACTGGATATAGATACGGTGATCAAGAAGCAGTCGATGTCCAGAACTTAGCTGGACAGAAAGTAGCGACAGCAACACTTCGAACTCTTGGTCCTGGTACGACAGAGGGAAAGTGGAGTTCAAGTACTTCTTTCTTAAGTGATAAGACGAAGGCTCTACATGATAATGATTATTATCAAGAGTACTCTTATGATATCTCTACTATTATTGATCCAGAAAGATATAGTACGTTAATTAAAGATACAGTAGGCGTAGCTGGTACGAAAGTCTTTGGCTCCCCTCTCATAAATACTAATAGTAATTTAAACAGTACGCTTGACGTTGAGTTTCAAGTCTGGAATCTAAGTGATGAGAATTATGTTACAGAGGGATCGGAAACTATAATGACAGAAGGCGGTAGTTCAGAAGCGTTGGTCGCACAAATAATTGGACTTGATACCACAGCATCGAATGCTGTAACAACATCGATAGGAACCTAAGGTAATATAATGGCAAAGATCATTACAGAAAATTTTAAAGTAGAGACAACGAAAGAGATGTTCTCTACTTTTACTAGTAAGAACGAAACGATTGCGGCAAACTTTCTCACGGGTTTGAATACATATGTTGCCAATGAATCAGGCGTTTCTTTAACTAATGTCCAAAAGACTGAGATACAAGATATCGTAGAGGGTCAACTAGCTACAAATCTTCCTGTCGCATCTTATTATATCATGGGTTCTAGCATCGACAAAACAACTGCAATTTCAAACACTCAAGTAGAGAAGCGTGAATTTCAACGAAGAGTTATCTTTGGCAACAAAGTAACAGAAGATAATATTCGCTACATGTTTTATAAGAACACTTGGACTAGTGGAACAGTCTATGATGACTTTGATGACACCCAAGATATATTAACAACTAATAATGTCGTGACTGTTTCGAATAGTGAAGGCGACTACGAGGTGTTCAAGTGTCTTGAAAATAATAATGGTGGTACATCAACTCAACAACCTTCTTTCACTGGTATTGATGCTACTTCTTATGAGCAAATCTTTACGGGAGATGGATACGTATGGAAGTATCTGTTTACTGTTGCCGCAGGTGATGATGTTATATTTGGAACTAGTGACAGCTTACCTCTACCTTATCCATCTTACGGTAATGCTAATGTAATTGCTGCCGCTAAAGAAGATATCTCTCAGATTATTATTGAAAACACTCAGACTAATTTGTTCCAAGAATACGTATTTGGACCTACGAATGGTCCTAGTACAGTATCTTTTCAGAGTGTTGAGCAATCGAAAACTTCACCAAATGTTGGCGAAATTAGAGTCAGAGCAACTCCCAAGTCTGGCTTCTCGTTATATACAGGCAACGATGCTTACAAGAACATGTACTTACTACAGACAAACAGCAATGGTGACCTGACTATATATGATGTCTTAAGTAGTTCAACTCCTAATAGTCCAAACTTAGACATCGATTTGAAGATCAATACGACTAACGGCAATAATTCTAATTACTTTAAGACTGATACATTTCAGCTTGTCCCTAAGATTAATGTGACAAGAAGTACATCGACTGGCACTCCTTGTGTTGCATATGGCGTTATCGATGAATTCGGAACATTAAAAAAGGTTGCATTCAAGAATAAGGGAAGTGAATATAAATTTGCTACTGCTACTCTTGCATTACCTACTTCGATAGCTACTAACTATACGCCGTCGCAAGCCGCTACTCTAAGATGTGTGGTTTCACCTACAGGCGGTCACGGATCAGATATGATTTCCGAGTTGGGAATGAGTAGACTATCAGTTATCACAAACTTTTCGGGAGAAGATGTAGCAATACCAGATGCGAACACATACACTAAAGTCGGACTGATAAAGAATCCTTTTTTTACAGATTCCACTTTCCCGACACAATTCGATAACAGAACTTCAATAGTAATTAGTGGCGATCACACAGCAACAGCAACAGCTGGACATTATGTTCAGCAAACAATTGCGTTAGATGACATTAATAGTGAAACAATCACAACGAGAATTCATGAAAGTGTTTACTCTGGAGGTAACACAACTATCTATCTGGTAGATTACTATGGAGACTTCAAGAACACATTTCAAACTGGCAATATTTTAGTAAAAGCTAACTTGGCTACGACAACGGCTAGTACGCTTGCTATAAATAATGCTAGTAATGATGTTACGTATGGTAAATATTCTCCGTACAGTGGACAAGTTCTACACTTTGTAGACTTCGATCCCATTCAGAGACAGGCTACACGTAAAGAAAAAATTAAATTTATTTTCGATTTCTAGGAAAAGAGTATAATACATGGGCATTAATACAGACTTAAATGTTGATCCGTACTATGACGATTTTAGTGAAGCTAAACAGTTTAACCGCATTCTGTTTAAGCCCGCAAAAGCCGTACAAGCACGTGAGTTAACACAACTTCAAACCATTCTTCAGAAACAGGTCGAACGATTCGGTTCGAATGTTTACAAAGAAGGTACAGTTATTAGTGGTATCAACATCACTTCACGTCCAGATATCTCTTATGTGAAGCTAGATGATACAACTAACTTTACTGACCCAAGTGTTTATAATCAAACTGAATCTGCAATTTTTACTGCAACCGGTAGGTCAACTGGTCTCGTTGCAGAAATCATTTTAGGCGAAAACGGTTTCCAAACTCAAGACCCAGACCTCAAAACTTTTTATATTAACTATATTGGCTTTGATGATGTTGCTGTTCCTGGTGCTAGTTTAACAGATGTAAAACAATTCGCACAAGGTGAACAGCTTATAATTAAAGACGTTAACGGCAATGAGGTTGAGCGTAGTATTACAGTTGCAAGAGTTTCTGGTCATGCTGGCAAGTCTTTTGGCGTTTCATGTGAAGAAGGTGTTGTGTACCAGAAAGGACACTTTATCTTTGTAGATAATCAGTTTATCATTGTATCAAAGTACTCTAATATTCCTGGCGCATCGTCAGTCGGATTCTCTGTTGCAGAAAATTTAATCAACTCTAATAAAGATACAACTCTTCTCGATAACGCATCAGGATTTAATAACGAGAACGCACCAGGCGCTGATAGACTTCAGTTAGTGCCACAGCTAGTAACAGTTGCTACTGCTTCAGAACCAGAAGAGTTCTTTGCTCTTGTGAGATATGTTGGCGGTGAAGCAGTACGTATTCGTGACAGAACAGAATTTAACGTAGTTGGAGACGAACTCGCACGTAGAACTTATGAAGAGTCTGGTAACTATGTTACTAATGGACTTAAGGTTACACTAGAACAAGACGGATCAAACTCTTATGCTGTAGTCTCACCAGGTAAGGCTTATGCTTTCGGCAGAGAGACAGTCAATGTCTCGGCTAGAAAATTGCTAATAGATCCTACTACGCTCACTCAATCTAAAGATAATCAATACACGGGTGTTCAGTACGGACAGTATTTTACATATAACCATGCAACGTCTCAAAAATTAAATGAATTTGATTTTGATGGTCAAGTTTATTCACTTAAAGATTCGAATAGTGCTATCATAGGCACATGCTCTGTGTCAAATGTTATTCCAGGTAAAATCTTTGTATATAATATAAAAAAGAATAGTGGAAAAGCAAACACTGCTATTGCTAAAATACTAGACACTGTAATTACCAATTCAGGCACTCTTTACGGCGTTAATGCTGGCGGGAAGATTTTTGATGCAGGTAAGGGATCTATCAATAGTATATCAAACGTATCGTTTACTAGAAGAATAAGATATTCATTACAAAATAATAGTGGTAATAGCATTACTATTTCCGCAACTGATAATTTTAAACCTCTTGCGAATAGTAGCGTACTTGGTGTCACTACTAATAATAATGTATGTACTTGTACTGCACAGTATGTCAACACAGATGACTTACAGGTTAGTATTACTCCTCCTAGTGGTCAAACACCTGAATATATTTATTTTGATGCTATCATCACTGGTACAGCCCAAGACGGTTTACAGGAATTAGATGTTTATGTTAACACGACCTATGACTTAAATGGCAATGGCTCTTTTGGTGTCCCAAATATTGCATCACTTGGAATTCCTAATGCTATTAAATTACTTGAAGTTATGGACACTGGAGTTTCAACTCCAGTAGATATCACATCTAAATTTAAGTTAGTCAATAACCAGAAAGATCATTTCTATGATCACTCATATATTACGCTTAAAGCTGGCGAATCAATTGCTCAAAACAGACCACTTAGAGTTAAAGTTAAAGTATTGCGTAGACAGTCTACTTTAGGTAGTGGATATTTAACTGCTAATAGTTACAGTACATTGACTAATAAAAACTTAGTTAAAAACTTTGAAGGCAAAGACAGCATCTCTTATAATCTAATTAACTGTTTTGATTTCAGACCTTACAAACAGCCTTTAGCTTCTTACGCTCTGGGTGTTGCAGGCGCATCTACAGTGACATCACTGTCTAATGCTATTGTCGCAGGTGTTTCTCCATCAAATGAATCAACGATAATTTCGAACCAATCTTATTTCATGTCACGTATTGACAGTGTAGTGTTAGATGAGTTTGGAGATACTATTATCTATAAAGGCGGCGAAGCAGAGAACCCAAGTATTCCAGAAATTTCAGGAATGTATGCTTTAAGTAACGTTTATGTTCCTGGTAATGTCACTAAGATTACTGGTAACAATCCTATTCGTGTCGTAGATGTAACAAACAAAAACTACACGATGAAAGAGATTGCTGGTATAGAACAGAAGATCGACAGACTTACTGATTTGGTATCTCTTAGCTTGTTAGAAACTCAAACAAAGAGTTTGTTTATTCCTGGTGCAGACGGAAATGATAGATTTAAGAATGGAATCTTGGTTGATTCGTTTAAAACGCTTGCAGTAGGTGACGTAGCAGACCCAGAGTTTGGTGCCGCTGTCGATAAGTCTAGAACCGTTGCAACTCCTTCAGTCACACAGTTCCCAGTTGATCTTAAGGTAGACTCAAGCACGGGAGCAAATGTATATCAAGATGTAGTAACTCTTGCCGATACTGGATCACGTGTTACAGTGATCGATCAGCCTTTTGCTACGAACTTTAGAAACTGTGTATCTAACTTCTATAACTATGCAGGTAAAGCGGCAATCGATCCTCCGTTTGATGCTGGTTATGATGTTATTCAGAATCCAGCTATCAATTTAGAGATTGATATTGCAACTCCTCTTTTAGATTTAGTTGACAATCTTCAAGAAGTTCTTCCTTTAACTAGAGAGCAAGTAAATTCTATTACTGGTGCTATTGTGCAGAATGGAAATTC